ATGGTTCTTAACACCTCATCACATACTTCTAACGCTATATCCATACGTTGATCTTCATCGGCTAATGTTTTTCTTAACACTTTCTCTATCGCATCACCTACTGTCTCTACTAAAGCTGCGCGTAAACTGGGTTTCATTGGATGTGGCATTCTCTCTCCTGGTTAAAGTGAAGCGGAATCACGACTATCACGATCTTTAGACACGCCATTTTCTTGGTTATGGGTTTCTACGATTCCGCTTTTAAATAAGTTCTTCATCCATTCATGCTTTACGATCCATAGCCAAGGCTTACGATCCTGTCGAACCATAACTACATCTGCATTCCTAAATGATAAAAAATCTGCAATCTTTTTTCTGCGCTTTACCTGCACTAAAATTGTTAGGTCACCTTTGGTAGCCTTAACATCTATATCGCTCTTCTCTCCAAAGCTACGACCATCACTGCCCCATGATCGTTCGGCAATGAAGCCAAGGTCGCGGAGCAATTCAACGACCTCAACTTCACCTTGGTAGCCTTTACGTGATGCTTTAGAAGGCATTAAAACGGCAGCTCTTCTTCATCTTCAGCAGTAGGTGTAACATCAAACACTTTCTCAGGTTCATATGTCTCTTTAAAAGACTTGAACATCTTCTCTGCTTCCTTGTTTAATGGTGCTTTAGGACATGGAGTTACTGTATAGGTAGTATCCATTCCATCACCATTTTTAGTGACAATCACGTCATAGTCTCTAAGGTTTCCCCATTCACTATTGCGATCTAGCTCTGTAAGTTGCTTCTGGACAGTACTCTGTGTAATGTCGAGAACCTTGACTGAACTAGCACTATAAACTGGAAGTTGCCAAAAGTGCTTTGGCTTTTCTCCTGCTGGTGCATCACCTGCTTTTTTGATCCTAACTGGCGTTTTATCATCTTGCCAATATTGATAACCTAATGTTGGTCTATCCAATATTCGGAATCTGTTTTCGCCTTTGACAAATTTCATAAAGCTACTTTCACCTGCGCTTGGCACGCTATAAGTCGCTTCTAAGAGTCCACTCATCTTTACTCCTTTATTGTATTATAGTTATAACCTTTGCGATCAATGAGAGCAATAACAGATTTATACGTTTCTTCATCTATCGTTGCCTTTACACCAATATCTGACTTCCAGACTTTTCGCGCTCCAGGTATGTATGTTTTGGATTTACCCAAAATTTTACGCACTTTCTGTGCAAATTGTACTCTTTCTTCTTTATCTTCTATATGAATAGTTAGGAACATGGACAGCACCTAATGGCGAAAAGAGAGAGAGAGAGTAGGTGTGGAAACGCCACTTCAAACAGCACTGTCCAAATAAGAAATAAATTTAATAAGGCCATGTAATAAAATCCATCTTTAGACCTAAAACACGAGCGATACGAACCTTATGCTCGTGGCGAAACTTACGTTTACCTCGCATCATTAGTGAAAGCATAGATTTATCTAGAGCGATTTCGCGCGCTAATTGGTTCTGACTAAAACCACACTCTCTCATATGTTGTTGTAAAGGCTTCATAAGTGTTGACAGATATTAAACCAGTTGTCAACACCATGCAAGTGTTATTTATATATTAAAATTCTTCTTCGATTCTAGTGCCTACAGTATATACGTCAGGTGCTACCTGTTGCATATCTAGGCTATTTTGTGCAAATCGAGCAAACAAATGTTCTGACTCTGCGTTAGATCCAGTAGATGTATTGTCAATACTAAATATAAATGGTCTACTCGGACCATCTACCATATTCCACACATCAGAAACCACACTATCATTGCCATGCTGATAAGATGGATATTCACTTGGTAGTAAGTCTGAATCCTGTAAGTAACTATACGTTAAATCATATGCCTGCCTACCACCATATACATTCTGCCCATATGTTCCAAGAGCAAATGGACTTTTAGAGGTACTTGATGCAGTTCTTCCAAAACTAGTTGCAGTAGCATAACGCTGTCCACCTGCGGACTCAGCTACATTGACCTTATCATAAATAATAGATCTAGTTAGGTTGAGGTCAGGTGAAAAAGGCATATCAAAGTATTCACCAACCATAATACTGCCTACAATAAAATCTGTGCTACCATCCCATGAAGTATCGCCTTCAAATTGTATCGCCCAATAACGCAAGTCCTGCTCATCAAACGTAAGTACAGTTGTGCCATCTGATGCAGGTGTCACTGTAACTGTTTTATTAGAATCAGAAGCAGCTATTGTATCTGCGTTGACAATTTCTGTAGCATTAACACTACTCCAATTTATATCAGCAGTATCTGCATTTGCACCATCTAAAGCGGTAATATCACTTGCTATATCACCTGCAAATATCTTAAAACGTCCACCTGCGCTATTTAAATTATGATTTAAAATCGCAATATAATTCTGTTTATAACTAGCAGTTGTAAAACTAAAATTGGTTAATACATGTTTAGAAGGATTTGCAGACGTATCAAATGTCACTTGATTTAGTGGTCTAAGATCAAATAACTCACCTGCGCTACCTGCTTGAACTGCAATCGTATTAGCAATATCTGACTTTACGATACCAATCTCAGAGCCTCTTGCCCTATGATAACTAATTAAGTCTGGATAAAATCTTGGTGTTTTTATAGTTTGGTTAGCCACTAGCCTACCTCTCTTGCTGTTATGCTTACCTTACCTGGTGAGCGTTTTGTTTCTACAATCATAAAATATGTACTGGTACTAAAATCAGTGCCAAACATCTCTACTGGCATATCTGTGAATGTGACTATATCACCAGTTTCGAGTTGGCATCCTTTCGCTGGATTGACTACATCGCATTGAATGATTGTTTTTATTTCTCCAATTAAATTATTATAATAAGAATAAAAATCTGCATTGCAATCGGAATTTGGTGATGTTGGTATTGTTCCTACATTTATGTCTAACGATTCAGTTTTTATACCTTCTTTTGCACCTAAATTATATTTAGCACGTGTTGCAGTATTAGTTGCGGTTACGCTATTATAATAACGACCACTTTCCGCAGGATGCAAATGATTATTTACAATCATTTTAGTGGTTAATTCATCTAGTCCAGTAGTGCTAATTTTTATATTACTAAGATCGTCTTTAGTCATATTTAAAACATTGCCATTACTTTTTAAAGTATCATATTCACTAGTTTGTACTACATAGATATACTTTAATAATCCACTAGAATCCATTTTATAACAAAAAGAAAATTCATATGCAAGTTTATCTAATACATCTTTTAAAGAAACTGGTTCTAACGCCCAATATCTACCTTTCCAATTATTAATAGCACGATCCGTATTTAAAGCACTATAGTTAATTGGATCATAACTTCCTAAACCTGCAAACCTCATTAGTAAATCACGATGAATATCATGCCCATGCGCAATTGCACCATCGTCCCAAGAAGCCGTTAACCCATCTCTACCTATGTATAAATTCTTTAGATTAGAAGCAGCATTTACACTTGCGTTAGTGCTACCTTTAGTCTCATCATATGATTCTTGTATGTCACAATATAAAACCATATCAGTAAATCTTAATGTACATGCAATTGTATTTGTATCTACTGATCCAATTTGAGTTTGTAACCGAACAGTGTTTAAATTATTATTAGAAAGGCTTAATCCAATTGAACCATAATCACTACTACTTACAGCTACTTGACCAGCATAACCATTTGGTTGTGTAATCGCAACATTTTGATTCGGAGGAACTGTTCCATTATACATATCACCATCTGAACCATTGTGCCATATTTTTATAAATATATCAGCATTTACTTGTGATGGAGCAGTAACAATACTTCCTTTTACATCGACATCAAGATCATTAATTTTTTTTAATTCACATGCATAATTATAATATACAGTTTTTATTGTAGTATCATTAATAGTACCAGTGAAAGTATGTAATAGACCATTGGTCCCATCATAATCATCATAAGTCAAATGTTCTGTATTAGAAAACGTGCTAGTACCTTTAGAGCTTATATTGGTAGCGTTAATTCTAAAACGTCTACGCATTTCTCTTTTTACAATACCAATATTAACATTGGTATCATATCCTAATACTAAATCTTTAGTTTGTGCAATATAATTATCTGCTTTAATTGGCAAAAAAGCATCAGCGGTTTGGTCGTAGTAGTGAGGTCGTAAATCTGAATGCGATTTTGTTGTAATAATTAAATGATCATCGGTAATGCCTTTTCTTTTAAAAGGCGCAGGATATAATGCATTTGTATGCTCTCTAACTAAACTTTTATCACCATGCTCAATGTAATCTCCATATGCAACAGGTTGATATATATCGTTTTGAGATTTTACTTGTGGAAATTCAATTTTATCCCAAGGTCTATGCGCATTTATTTGTAATGCTAGTTTTTGTTTTTCATTTAATTGTATATCAACTAATCTGCCAGTAAAAATACGTTGGCAATCACTAATAGAATCTGAGCCGTTAAACTGCGCATATACACGAATATTTTTATTTAAATAATTATTTGTACCATTGAATATTCTTTTATAGACATCAATCCCATCAAAAACTACATTCGCTACATTTAGAGAAATATTACTTGTAGTTGAAGTACCACTAGTGATACTAATAGAATCACGTACACTTACATTGTTATTTAATACTGCGCCAGGATAAAAATTATTATCTACTGTGGTATCGCTAGTAGCTACACCAAAACTATGAATAAATTCATCAAAACCACCAACTGACCATGTAGCACCTGTAATAGTGCCACTATTTGAATTACTACTACTATCTAACACTGTTGATCCTGTACCTTCATCTAGTTTCCAGTATCCAACTAAGTTCGATGCAGTGCTATCAATGGTTCTGTTATAGTAGTGTGCAATTTGGCTATCTGATCGTGCTACACTCCAAACTCTTGCGTGAGCTATTTCACCATCAAATTCATTGTTTTGTTCAAAATTAGCACCAATAGACACAACTCCAGATGTACCACCAGTTGGATCATTAGAAACATTCGTTGTTACAGTTCCAACTTTTACACCATCAACATAGTATCTCATTTGGTTTAGGCTATCATCTCGCAATACAGCTACGTGATGCCAATTATTTGCGGTAATAGCACTAGTAACAACAGTATTTGATACATTTGATCCAGTACCATATTGATATTTACATCGTAAACCATTATTACTTAAAGCAATTTGCCAATTTGTATTTTTAGCTACGGTTGATCCATCCTGACTGCGTTCTAATATAATTTGCGTACCACTACTAGCACTATAAGCATCTGGTTTAATCCACGTTTCTAATGTGAAATTAGTATATAGTCCTAAAACATTACCAAAAGATACATAGTCATCCGTACCATCAAACTCTAAACACGTATCATTATCGGCACTAAATTGAAATAGCCAATTCTCATTGACGTTGGATTCTGATGGCGCATTACTTAATGCCATACTATGCTAATCCTTGATTGCTAACTTTCTGTATTTCTGGAATTAAATTATCTCTTACAAACTCATCGTTACCAATCATGTTCCCTGAGATATTGATAGTAACACCACCTGCGTTGCCAGTTCTATTCATATTGGCTAGGTTCTGTACTCCAATATTCTGCACTGCGGATCTCTTCATTATAAACTCACCTGCCTGTGCTAAAATAGGCACATTGTCTTCTCCTTGTACTTGTCCACCTTGCGCAAAGCGTTGGATTCCGTTATCTTTTACTAAACCACCTGTGTGCGCAGTCATCATCCCAATACCTTGAATAATTGCACCTGGTATCTGTCCACCAGGTATCAAGCTAATAATACTACCCATTATCCTTATCATTTGACCAGCGGTAACTTCAGCATCAGACTTTAAAGTCTGCATGGCATTAGCCGCCATTAAAATACCACTTGCAAACTGGTTAGATAAGTCTACATTTGTTTTCATACTTTTCTCTAATACTTTACCAGATTCTTTCTGTAAATCATTTAATTCTTCTTGTGCCTTTTTAAATGTGCCTTGCCTTATTTCTTCTTTTAATGCTTCAAAATCTCTTCTTGCTTTTAATTCAGCATCTAATAATTCTAATTTAGATTTTTCTATTTTATTTGCTTTTTCTTGAGCTTCTCTCTGTGCTTGGATTCTAGCAGTAATCTCTGCAATTTGCTGTATAGCGATTTTCATATCTTCATTCATCTTACCAGAGTTTTTAATTCTTTCTACCTCAACTGCATCTGCACCATTCATTGCTGCTTCTTGTGATAGCAATGATGCAACTTGATTTCTATAGCCTTCAGTCAATGAATCAAGAGTTTTTGTGTAATTAGCGTTACGTTCTGCCATTGTAGTGACCGCAGTATCTACTGTGTTTAGTGATGCTAAATAGGCTTCTAATTGCACATTTTGATCATCTAAAGAATCTGTTGAATCATCTACACTTGTTTTTAAATGATCAAATGTACCAGCCATTTGAAAAAGTTTATCTATGCCTAAGACTGTTCCAGCTAAAAGTATTGCTTTGAATATTTTTCCATAGCTAGCAAGTGCTGCATTCGCAAGTAGTGCTTGTACTCTTAAAAGACCAAATGCAGTTGCTAAAGCACCAATACTAGTAGCAACTTCCGCAGTACGTTTTGCATCCATAGCTCTAAAAAATCTTTCTGCACCTTGTGCTACTTCTGTTAGTGGACCTATAACACTATCTCCAATCACAGCAGCAAAACGAGTCATTGCATCTTGCATATTACTTACTGCACCAGAAAAAGTTTTTGATAAGCGATCTGCACTTCCACTAACACGACCATCTGGATCAGTCATTGCTCTTATTAAGGCAACTCTAAACTCAGGCAATGTTGTTTTAGTAAGATCCGTTATTCCTTGAGAATCTTTAATTAATTGTAGGATTCCACGTTCTCTTAGTATATCTGCTGCGCCTGCACCACCAGCAAAGGCACGACCAAGCGCACTGGCAGCTTCCGTTGCAGTAGTACCCATAAATGCTGCTAAGTCAGAAGTCGCTCTAAGCGTTAGTTTTGAATTTAACCCAAATGCCTCTAACTGCGCACCTGCGTTTACAACATCTGCTAATTGAAATGGAGTAGTTGCTGCTACT